TGTTAGGATTCTGCGTGACAAAACCCTGGAACACATAGCTCTTCTTCCGCCAGTACTTGCGAGCCATATCTTCCAAAGTAGGATCCTTCCACCATGGACGTGTTTCGGCTGCGATGGGGCAGCTGCCTGGCTTCCACATGTCCATGCAAGGAACTTGCACTTCAACTGGACGAGCATCATTTTGCCCCTTGACTCCAGGGAATGGAATCTTGATGATGAGTCGTTCCACCCAGAAGAAGTCGTTGGTGTCGTCGCCGTCCGGGAGAAACCTGAGAGTGGCAGTGGAGCCCTCTGGGTTGTTCCAGAATGGATAGATTGAGTTATCGCCGGTAAATGCGCCGCCCTTGGAGCGGTCTTTGCGAGCCTGTTGCTCGAGTAGCTTAGCTTGGATAGCTTTGAGATCTAATGCCATGATAATGTGCCTCCTATGTGTGCTTTCATGTGCCTAATTGTGCTATAGACAGCTAGCAACGTGATATTGCTAAGTGACAGTGTATTTATGCCGCAAGCTTTGTCAAGAGTCAATATAGGAGAGGATTAAACCAGGCCGGCAAGCTCTTCCAAACGCAGGATTTCCAAATCCATAGAGTCGTCTTGGGGTTCTGGTGCTGATATCTGGTAACCATTGCTGATAAGATATCTTGCTGCAGCTTCCAGCGAACTCATCGCATCGCTATTATCCTGCTGGCAGCCGCATGTCTCAGCTAGCCTGTTGCGCAGATCTATCACCTGCTCAGCCGGACTTGATATGGTCCTATTGGCCAGATTAGCAATGCCAGTGGCATAACCCTTGCTTCCGCTGAGTCGCTTGCTTTCCTTAGCCAGCTGTTCCAAAGCTTTCTTAACGTGCAAGCTCATGTCATCGTGTTTGCCACGCATGAGCTTGTTGGCTTTCTTGAGCTTGATGTAATCTTCGCTCATCTTTAGGATAGCCTTGGCTGTCTGATCGTTGAAACGACCTTCGTTTGCTAGATGCCGTGCCATAGCCCTTGCACCAGCTATGTGCGGATGCGGATAGTTAAAGCGTTCACCCAGCTTGGTTTCAATGAAGATGTTCTTGATGTGGCGCCAACGGCTGCCTTTCTTTTCTTCATTCACAGGATCAGTATGTCTTATGATCAGCTTGCTGTTGCCAATCTGCTGATAGCTGCTCTTGGTGCTACCATATGGCTTGCTGATGTCACGGCTTTCTTGGATGTTGTTCACTGCGTCCTCGCGGGGATCAATGTCATGATCAAACTTGTACCAGTTCACGCTGAGATTCTCGCGATCACCGATGTTGTTCTGTAGGCTGTCCTTGATCTTGACCACTGTGTTGAAATCTTGGTCATCAGCTAGATCGGGCGTCTTAATGTCCATATGGCTGTTTGTATCCTCATCATGCAAACTGATAAGGATGTTGAAGCTGTCCAAGTTGGGATCGTAACTGGGTATGGTTGCAAAGAAGCGAGTGGCTTCATGCGGGTCCATGGTCTTGTCACCACCTTTGTCAAACATCTGTAGGCGATATCCTCTGCCTCGCAGTATGCCAAAGATCTTGTCGCCGATGATGTCCCAGTTGTGATTCATGATGCTGTATTTAGTTTAATAACCAAAGCTGATTGGCATGGGTTCGTCAACTTGCTCTATGAATTCATCCTTCATGAGGTTACCAATGCTTTCGTCCCAGCGAGTGACCATCTGCATCATTCTAATGCATAGTATGGTGGCCATCACTGCATCGTCGTTCTCGCCGGTCTTGCCCTCAAAGCTGTTGCCCTTGGCCACGAAAAACTTGAGCTGGCGCACCAAAGTCTTGCTGCGTAGCTCCAACTTGCCGCTTTCCACTAAGCTTTTCATCTTGGTGCAAGCCATGGCCTTGCTGCGCACGTTGGTGTTGAGACCGCGCCGCAATCTTGCTACGCCCTTCACTTTGGGTTCGTGTAACCATATGGCATTGAAGCTTTCTTCGCCCATCTCGTCTATTGTCACGATGGCTGCTTCGCCCCAGCTGTTGTTTTCCAAGGTAAAGTATATCTCAGGTTCGCCGCGCTGTTCGCTGCTTTTGCGCATCTCGCTGTGTATGAAGTTGATGATGCTCTGCATGGTCTTGACCTGCTGAGGTATGCTGGTGCGATTGTGCGTCCACTCTGCTACCTGCACCATGTCTGGCAGGCTGAAAACCTGTATGCAGCTGAAATCCTTGCCCACGCCGGCGCTGGGATCCAGAGCCACCAGGTAGGTCCTGTTTGGTTTGATCTGATCATACCAACGTGTCTGACCAGTCTTGAACTGAGGTTCGGTGCCTTGTAGCTGCAACAGTGTCGCACCATTGATCAGCGTTTCGTCAGCAGTTATGAACTCGCAGCCATATTCTCTGCGGAACCTATCCACGGTGATCTTAGCACGTTCTCTATCAGCCCATGTTTCATCGCGTCCAGGCACTTCGCTGTAATGAGCAGTAAATGCAGCAAATCCATTCACACCAAGACCGTCGGGCGTGTCATTGCCGTAGTCGTCTACTGTCTTGTTGGCACTAAACCAAATCTCAGCAAACTTGTCCTCGTCGCTGTTAGGTGTGCTGGTGATGATGCACTTACCACCTGTGGCTAGCGTTGGACTCATAGCTGTCCAGAATTCTTCAGCTATGCGAGGCTTGACGAACGCAAACTCGTCCAAGTATAGCAATGAGATGGACATGCCGCGCCCGCTATCAGGTGTGGTCGTAGTGGCTTTGATGCGCGAGCCATTGTCAAATTTGATGTCCTGCACGTTGTAAGTTGCCACACCTGCTCGCAACCAATCTGGCAGTTCCTCATAGGCAAATTTCACACGATCCATGATTTCGTTGGCAGCGCGGAACTTGTTAGCTGCTATCAGCACTGTTACGTCATCGTTAAACATGGCGTACCACAACAGATATCCAGCAGCTGTTGTGGTTTTGCCACTCTGTCGCGGCAGCAATGCAACCACCGAAGTGTTCTTCCAGTAGCAATTTACCAATCTCTTTTGGTATTCATATGCTTCAAAAGGCATGCGTCCCTGGGTCGGATGCTGTATCTTCATGTATGTTTCCATGAAATACAGGGGATCCTTGGTACAACGTGCCATCTCGCGTATTTGTGCGGGGGTATAGGCAGTCTTCTTGTGAGCCTGCTTTACCAGCTGGAAATCTATGTCAGTCTTGGCCATATCAGTTCACTCAAGCAAACAGCGGCAGTATGCCGCTGTTACTTATGGCAAATTTTTGCAGATCCATCAATTCATGACGTCTTGGCGACCAATATGGCTCAGAGGACTACGGCTGCCGTCGGTGACAGGCTCTTCATTGCTGAAGGGGTCCTTGTCAAACTTATCACGGCTCGTAGCTGTGAGTGGACTTTCAGATCCAGCGTTGCTGTTTTCAAGCTCTGCTTCTATGAGAAAATTGGTGTATTCCTCATTGAGCACGTCGAACAGGCTATCTGCACGTTCTGCTTGTTCCGCCATCAGCGTGTTATCGCCAATCTTACCAAAGCGCTGATTGATATGGCGACCTTGATAAACGTAATCCTTTACCTCTAGAGGTTCGCCAGCTTCTGGATGCTCGTCATGTCCGTAATCATGATCTGCATTTTCCATGGCGACATCATCTGCAGCATGTGCTGCTGTCACACCGTATGGCATGCCTGCTTTTGGTTCGGCAACTACAACTTCTGCCGGGGCATGGCTGCGAGCGATACCGCTCATAGCCAACAAGCGCTCTAGCATCTCAAAATCTTCGTCAGTGGCGGTTACAGTCATGCTTTTGTGGCTGCCATTGTCATCGATGCTTTGATTCATCACGATGTTCAGGCTTTCACGCAGCTGCTTCTGGCTTTCGTTGTAAGCATAAACGTATCCAACTTCGCTTGGACCATTGTTGGTAGCTCCGATCGGAGTGAAAGGAATTGGACCAAGCGGCGCGTCTTCTTCCATGCTGGCTGACCAACATTCTTCCATGCCGTGCACTGGGCAATACTCGCCCTCTGCAGTCATGTTGCACTCGCTCTCTTCCATGTTCTCGTTCATCTCATCATATTCGATGTCCTTGGTAACACGACGACCTGCACGTTCTGCCTTGTCGTCTTCGCTACCACGGCGATGTCCGTGTATATGATCCTTATGGCGTTCGTCGTATTCAATGTCGTGGGCAACCTTGCGACCTGCCTTCTCGGCCCGATCATCACGAGTGACGTCGGATTCCTCATTCATCTCATCCCATTCAATGTCCTTGGTAACTTCGCGACCAGCACGTTCTGCCTTGTCATCCTCGCTACCACGCTTGTGACCGTGTATGTGATCCTTATGACGTTCGTCATACTCGATGTCGTGTGCTACTTTGCGACCAGCTTTTTCAGCACGCTCGTCGCGTTCATGATCAGACTCTTCATACATCATCTCGCCGCGGCTATCTTCCATCTGTATGGTACCTTGATAGCCGGCGCATTCTTCCATGCCGTGCACAGGGCACATCTCGCCCTCTGCTGTCATGTTGCATTCTTCAGCTTCAAACATGCTGTCTCTGCGTCCCAAGGACTCGATAGCCCTAAGCTTGCCTAATATGCTATGGAAATCCATTGGTATTATCCCTTCTTCACGAATTGTGGTTTATCCGGAGTCTTTGTTGCTCCCATGTTCACTCTCTTGCCGTCGCGGTCCTTGTAGAACCTATACATGATCTGCGCGCCATCATCAAAGTTGCCTTCTGGGCCAAGGCCGCTGCGAGGTGTTGGATCTGCCACATCCTTGCTAGATGGCTTGTAAACTGGCTTTGGTGTGTCGTAACCAGCATTGAAGTCTGCCATGTCTTGCACAGGTTCGCGAGGTGATACTTTGTGCATGTCTAACCAGCTGAACAGAGGTTGGCTTGAATCCACTTCATCGCTGGGACGTGTGGCCTTCACGCTGGCTAGATAGTCCAAGAAACGCTTGTTATAAGCATCACCGTAGATATCTGTCACGATTGGTTGTTCAATGTCTTGATATAGGCGATCGGTGCTGAGCCTACCAAACGATGTGAGATCTCGGTCTTTGGCAATGGCTTGGAAACCGCGATCGGTCATATAATCGCCCACATATTCTTCAACTGGTTCGGTTGCAGTGCGCACCACTATGTTCTTCTCTGGTACATTTAACACGCCACGCAAGCCTTCCATGGT